CAAGTTGATTATGATGTAACAGTTGTAAACACTGCTCTCTCTTTCATCGCTGGTTACGCTAAAGTTAGCCGTCAGATGATTGATGATCTGCCATTCTTGCAAGCATATCTTCAGCAGTCTCTCATTGAAGATTTCCAAAGGGCTGAAGATACTTATTATCTTAACGCTATTGCATCTTCTGCTACAGCAGGTTCTTCTTCTGGTGCTAACACCGCTGAGAAGTTCATTGATTATGTTGCTCAGTTGGGTGCTTTGAACTGGATGCCTAATCTTTCTTTGATGACTCATGCAGGTTGGGCTGCTTTGTTGAAAACCAAGCCAGGTGACTATTCACTTCCTGGTGGAATGGTTATTGATAACAATGGTAATGTAAGAATCCTTGGTATCCCTGTTGTTCCTCATTCTTTGGTTACTGCAAACAGAATGTATGTGATGGACACTACTAAGTTCGCCATTGCTCAACAATCTGGTCTGAATGTACGTTCTACTGAGTTTGATCAGGATGACTTTGTTAAGAACCTCATCACTTTCCGTTGTGAAGCTCGTTGTGAACTTCTTCAGTTCCAACCAACAGCTGCGGTTTATGGTGCAATCTAAGGTGTTGTTTTTTTAAAGTGTATATTTGGGGGGCGGTATTCTTATCGCCCCTTTTTTTAACTTTGTACTATGGAAGTAAAAATACTATCTACTAACAACTCAAAAATGCTTTATGGTGCATTGAAAGAAATGCATAGGAACTCATTGAGTGGTGAGGTTGTGTATGCTATTCCACATGATGATGCAAAGACATCTTTCAACCTATCAATGCAGAAAATAATGCATAGCACTGATGGGGTACTATTGCTCTTTGAAGATGATGTTGAGATAAGGGATTTTAGTCATTTTGAGGAGGCTATTTCACAGTTGCCAAGTGATTGGGAGTTGTGCTACCTTGGGGCGAATCTGATTGCACCTATTGAGAAGTATAGTGAGAACCTTTACAAGACATTTGGGGCATGGACTACTCACGCTGTGATGTACAACAACCCAAAAGAGTTGTGCAAAGGATATACCGATACAAGCATTATGTTTGATGATTGGCTAAAAACATGGATACACCCAAGAGGAAATACTTATATAATAAAACCCATGATTGCTTGGCAGAGACCACATGAAAGCGATTTATGGGGTCACTATGCCGACTATACAAGAATATTTGATGACTCGGCAGCTAAACTAATTTAACTATGAATATTGTAGCCTCTGTCCATCTTTATCCTCCAGAGCACAACTGCGGTGCGGAATGGATGTTGCATTTTATGCTAAAAGACCTACAAGCCAAAGGTCACACCATTAGGATTCTTTTGCACGATGCCAACAAGTATAAGATTAGGGATAATTATGTATTTGATGGCATTGATGTATTTCCTCCAAATCCAAATGTGATTGATGGATTAATGAGGTGGTCTGATGCCGTTTTTACACATTTAGATTACACAAGATGGACAATCCATACAGCAAAAATGTATAGAAAACCTGTTTTTCATCTGATACACAATAGTCACCCTTACCCAGAGATTATTGATGCAGAGAAAAAACAGCACATAATATACAATTCTTTATGGTTAAAAGAGCTTTTGAATTATAATTTTAGTAATTTTATAGTGACTCCGCCAGTAGACTACAATTACTATGACTTGGAGAATGAGCCTGAGAAGTCTGAATACATCACTTTAATAAACTTAAACGAGAATAAGGGCGGTAAGATATTTGGCGAGATTGCAAGAGCAATGCCACATAAGTCATTTTTAGGCGTTTTTGGCTCATATGATGAGCAGATAACTCGAAACCTACCAAATGTGACTTATGTGCCTAATTCGCCTAATATAAAGCAATGGTACGCAAAGACAAGGATACTTCTCATGCCATCAAAGTATGAGAGTTGGGGGCGGACAGCAAGTGAGGCAATGTGTAGTGGGATTCCAGTAATTTGTACTGATACACCTGGGTTGAAAGAGAATTGTGATAAGGCAGGAATTTATATTAAAGATAGAAGCAATGTCAAAGAGTGGGTTGAAGCCATTACAAAGTTGGATGACAAAAAAGCCTATTCATGGGCATCAAGAAAAGCAAAAGCAAGATCAAGAGAGTTTGACACAAGAAAAATTCTTGATGAGTTTGAGACCTGGTTCAGAGAAAGTGTTAATAAATATAATTAAAGATGACATATATAGACGGCATAACAATATTAGCTGACGCAGTTGTAGAACCAGTCAGTCTTACTGATGCTAAAAATTGGATGCGTATCACAAATTACACCACAGATGATGTGTTGATTGGTGATTTGTTGACTGCTGCAAGAGTGCATATTGAGAAGTTGACTGGTTGCTCTTTGGTCAACAAGTCAGTAAGAATAAATGTTGAGCTGACTCCACAAAGCCAAGGCTTTTGGATTATTGATGTACCATATGGGCCGTTGGTTTGTGTTGATGAGGTTAAGATAAAGACGGGCATGAACACTTATACAATCTTGACAAAAAATAGTGATTTTGAGGTGATAGGTGGTAAAATTTGGGTTTATACGGCAGGAGTATATGTCATTAAGTATCAATGCGGATTTAGCACTATACCAGAGGACTTGGCAACTGATATACTTACTTTGACAGCTTGGTCATATGAGAATAGGGGCAAGAAGATGAACAATGACCCATCAAATAGGATGACTGAGTTTCCTTCATGGGATGGTTTAAACTATCATCAATATAAAAAAGTAGTGATATAGTGGCAAGTGGATTTAATATAGAAATTAAGGGATTAAAAGAAACATTATCCAAATTAACTAAAGAAGAAGTTAAGATGGAGAATGCTTTAGATTTTGCCATTGGAATTGGGGTAGACCAAATGGCAACAGAGGCAAAAAATAAGGTAGTAGTTGACACAGGTAGATTGAGAGCATCAATAACAGCAAATAAGGTTAGAAAGTTCTTTTATGAACTTGTTGCTCAAGTTAATTATGCTGCATATGTTGAGTTTGGTACTGGGAAATATTATCTAAATCATGGGGGGCAATGGGATGTATTAGCATCAAAATTTAAGGGAAAAGGTCAAAGGCAAGTAAATCTGTTACCAAGACCTTATCTTTATCCAAGTGTAACTAAGGTTTTGCCAATTATAGAACAAGATTTGCAAGATATTGCAGATAAAAAAATAGTTATATAATGTTTGATTGTTCAAATAATGTTAGAAATATATATGTAAGTGCTTTAAATGGGCATATTTCTTACAATGGGCAAATCGTGCCTGTTTATGGTCAACAGCCATTCACTACAACACCTCAAAACTATATAGTAATTTCATCAATAACTGAGACCCCAAGAAATACAAATAACTCTTTTGGCAACAATGTTGATGTTACAATTGATATATTTAGTGAACAATATAGGACTTATGATAACTCAATTGTTGACCAAATATCATCTTTTATATTAAATATATTAATACCTGACACTCAGATAAATAATTTTGGAGATTTGGATTTTGATGTATTTCCATATCAAAGAAGTTCATCAAGTTATTTACCTTTGAGGGATGGAGAAAACTTTGTAGCGAGAAAGATAATAACAATTAGTAATTTAGTAAATCAAAAATAGAATAATATGCCACAGATTTTAGGATCATTGCAGAACGTAGAGATTGATGTAGCTGGCGGCTCATCTTTCAAAAACCTTGTGTGTCTGCGCACATCATCAGTAAATACAACTCTTGACTCAACCACAGAGCAAACAAATTGTGGGCCGATGACAAGCGTATCAGATGCAACAGCAAGTGTTGACTTTGATGCAATTTGTGAGGTATCACCAACTATTTCTCAAATCTCTTATGAGGATTTGCTTGCTGCGAGTGTTGGCAAGACTCTTATTAGTGTAAGAGTACAAAACCCTGTTGTTAGTGGTTCAAGCGCAGGTGCTACTTATTATCACCAATTCCTTGGTTATGTAACTTCTTTGACTCTTAATCAATCAACTACTGAATTTATCAATTTCTCTGGTACAATTTCATCTACTGGAACTATTGATGTTACTCCTTAATTATGAAC